GTCCTATATTTGTAGGAAATATAAGACTATTTCGTTCCTACTTTCGAAATAAACCCACCAACACCAATAAGGCGACTAATCCAGCGAAGCCAGATTCGCCGAAATTATTTATGATGGATGTCAGGTTACCAATAACATTAACGCCAAAGATACCAGATCCAAATATTACTTCAGATACAGCACCAATAGCTATAAAGGACATCATCAGATGAGCTAAGTCATCTACATATCCTTTTACCGTTGTTACGATTTCCTTCATGCGGTTTTCTCCCGTTAGTTAACAAAAAAAGGCTGCTCAGTTGGTATAACCAAGCAACCTCAATAATAACTATGTAAAACCAAATATTTTTATATTTATATTAGGAAACCATCATAGAAAAAAATTTCTTATAAAAATCTAAAGCACTGATAAAATGGAGTTTATATGGCACAAGATTATGAACTATTTGAGGGAAAGTCTCTATCTGACGTATTTAAAGACATTTACGACAATAACCGAAAAAAATAGACAACAATTAGATGTATTAACTAGGGAACTTGTACAGTATATTAAAGATGGTGATACTGCAGTTCAGATAGTTCCTATAGTTAAAAGAATATCTTGAAATCAATGTAAAAAACGATGACCAATTAGTAAAGATAGCAGCAATCGTTCAAAGATTACTTTCTGCTGAAGCTAAGGGTGGTTCAGAAGAATCGTTTGCATTATCAGATACAGAAAAAGAACAATTAATGAAAGCAGTAGAGGATACTGCAGAAGATGTCCAAAAATATTCCGATACCATTACAGGGGAATTTAAAGCGGAAAATTAAATGAAAATAAAATTACCTGAATTAAGTTTAAAAGCTACTGGCTTTACTAATTTATTTGATGTAGATAATCATATTAGAAAAATGTTATCTCCAGTTATTAATCAAATAAATGTTGGAAAAGCAGATGAGGGAGAATTAGCAGAAGTAGTTAAAGTTTATGCTACAGAAGAACAATTAGATGAATCACCAATTGATGATGAACCTGATTATAAATTTCTTGGTGCTATAAGATTTAGAAAAGTTTTTACACAACAACATATACCTGATGATCAATTGATGGTAGCTTATCCTTTAAATTTAAATGTTATAGATTTTCCTGTCAAAGGTGAAACTGTATTTATTCAAAAAATTTATGATAAATTTTATTATACGGATAGAGTTAATATGTTTAACAATCCGAATAATGCAGCAGCTCGTGGTGCTAGTCAAAAATTTAATATAGGTAAAAATACACAAAGTGATAAAACATTAGATACTGCTGAAACAGGAATATCAGAAAATAAAGAATCTCAAGATGAAGTATTTTTGGGTGAATATTTTAGACCAAATTTTAATGTAAGATCATTAGTACCAAATGAGGGTGATACTTTAATACAAGGAAGATTTGGTAATACATTAAGATTAGGTAGTATAAATAATTCACCAACTATAAAACTTAGAGCAGGTCAGATATCAGACTATGAAAAGTTTGATGAGGGTAATAACTTAATTGAGGAATTAGAAGGGAAAGCATTAAATGCACCATTAGAAGAAAATATAAATTTAGACGCTTCTTCAATGTGGATGACTACAGATGAAACAGTTTCATTAACACCCGCAACATTAGAAGATACAAACATATATCCAATAGATACAGCACCTGAAGAGTTTAGTGGTAAACAAATTATTTTTAATTCAGGTAGGTTGATATTTAATAGTAAGGAAAATGGAATTCTTGGTTTCAGTAATGGACCAATAGATTTTTCAACACTTAATAGTTTTGGTGTAGCAGCTAAACAAGGTATAAGTTTATATGCTCCCAATATTATAATTGGTAGAGAAGACAAATTAACTAAAAATATAGTTTTGAAGTCTAATGACGTTTCAGTTCGTGCAGATAAAGGTGATGCAGTTGTTCGTGCAAACAGAATAATTTTACAAGGACCTCTTGAGGGTGAACAACAAAGATTACTAAATTTAAAATCTAAAGCTCCGTCTAATCCTAACGTTGAACGTTTGACAAAAGCAGTAAGAGGAGCTGAATTGGAAGATGCATTGAAGTTAATGTTAGATATACAAAAGAAAACAACTAAACATTTAAGTAAAATATCACAAATTGTTGCAACATTAGCTACAAAAACAGCTGCTTTAATACCACCTGCAGGACAAGAAGCAGCTGACGCTGGATTATTATCCGCACAAACATTACAACAATTAGTTGATTCATTAGAAGTGCAGATGGCAAAGTTACCAAATATATTAAGTGATACAGTAGAATTAGAATAAACAAAATAAGAGGCAATAAAATGACTAAAAAAGACCTTTACAAAGTTATAAGAAAAATAGTTCGAGAAGAAGTTCAAAAAGAAGTAGGTAAGATACTTATTACTGAGAAAACTTTCAAAGAACCAATTAGAAAAAAATATAAAACCAAACCCGTCAAAAAAACTTATAGTAAAGATAAGACATTAAACGAAGTGTTGAATGAAACTGTAGGTTTAATGGAAAACCAATCACATAAGGAAGAATATCCTGATGTGGGTGGTAAACAATACACTACAGGTAATATGGCAGACTTATTAGGTTATGGTGATATGGCAAGTCCTGAATTAAAAAGNAGATAAGGTTGCAGCACAAACTTTAGCAGAAAAAGGTGTTACTCCAGAACAAGTAGGTGATGGAGTTGTTAACGCACTTACAAGAGATTATTCAGACTTGATGAAAGTAATAAATAAGGATAAATAATGTCGTCAACTATAGAAACTAATTTAGATCCAAACACACACGTTGGTTTATCTTTTCCACTTGGATTTAGTGGGAATGTTTTATTTAATAGAACTAAAACTATTGAAGAACAAGCACGACATAATTTGAAGAATTTACTTTTAACAAATTTAGGTGAACGACCACACCAACCAGAATTTGGTTCGAGACTATTAGAAGTCGTATTTGAGTTTAAAGATGATGCTTTAATTGAAGAAGTAATAAACGAAGCCGTTGATAGATGGCTTCCTTATATAAATATAAATACTATTACAACAACAGTTGATGGTACAAATCCAAATAGATTAAACGTATCAGTAGATTTTTCAGTATCAACAACACCAGATGCAACAGATCAAATAGTTTTAGATTTCAATACAGGAGAATAGAATGCCTACGAATACGACAGGCCCANTAAAAGATGTATCTAAAGAAGTCAAATATTTAAATAAAGACTTTGAAGGATTTAGAAATGACTTGATAGAATATGCAAAAACATATTTTCCAACTACATATTCAGATTTTAACGAATCTTCACCTGGAATGATGTTTATTGAAATGGCAGCTTATATTGGTGATGTCCTTTCTTATTATGTAGATAGTCAATTTAAAGAATCTATTTTAGCATACGCTGAAGAAAAAAGAACAATCTATAATATAGCACAATCTTTAGGATATAAACCAAAAGTTAGTTATCCTGCTTCAACTGTATTAGACGTTTTCCAAACTGTACCAGCTACAGGAACAGGAGATACCACAAGACCTAATATGAATTATGCTTTGACTGTTACAAATGCATCAAAAGTAAAATCAAAATCTACAGGTAAAACATTTAGGTTGATGGATGATGTAAATTTTAAATATTCAAGTTCTTTCGATCCTACAGTTGTTTCTATATTTGAAACAGATTCAAATGTTCCAACAAAATATTTATTGAAAAAAAGAGTGAGAGCTATTAGTGGTGATCCTAAAGAAGAACTTTTTACTTTTACTACAGCAACACAATATGATAAAGTAGTTTTAGGTAATCCAAATGTTATAGAGATACTTTCTGTAACAGATAGTGATGGTAATACTTGGTACGAAGTTCCTTTCTTAGCACAAGATACAATATTTGATGAAATGGAAAATACATCACAAAATGATTCTGATTTAACTCAATACAACGATACAGCACCTTATCTATTGAAGTTAAGAAAGACACCACGAAGATTTACGGCATTTATTAGAGACGATAATAGAACTGAATTAAGATTTGGAGCAGGTGTATCAGATAATCCTGATGAAGAGATAGTTCCAAATCCAACAAGTGTTGGTTCTAGTTTACCAGGCAGTCCTTCATATTTAACTACCGCTTTTGATCCTTCAAACTTTTTAAAGACAAGCACTTTTGGACTTGCACCAGCTAATACCACACTTACTATAAAATATACTCATGGTG